GTCGCCTTGTGGCTAAAAAAACGCCCACCTTTACGGCTATTACATGATTTGCAGAGGCTCTGTAAGTTGTCCAAAGCCCACATTTCGCCGCCTTTTACACGAGGAAATATATGATCAACCGATGTCGCTGGTGCATTGCACAGGGCACACTGCCATCCATCCCTGTCAAGGATCTGTATGCGTAGCTTCTTCCACTTACCACTACCTAACGCACGTTCGCTCAATGCCATCCCTTACGTTTAAAGTGATCTAATGCTTTACACATTGAACCATAACGATTCATGTTATAAGCAATACCCCACTCTACCTGCTTATATCCATCTACTTTACTAAGATACTTAGATCTACCTTGTGGTATGCCGTAATGACTACCATTCTTAGCTTTAGGATTCCATCTACTTTCTTTATGATATAACTCATCTAAACAGTAAAACTCTGTGAATGAATGATTTAACTGGATAAATGCATATTGTTTGTAATGCATAGGTTTATTAACAACTTGAGATTCAGCTCTTTCAAGGCTACTCATTTGTGCTACAAATAAAGCGGTGCCAACTAGCGTGCACCTTGCGAGCCATCCCCTACGGGGCTCGCCTTTTCGCCTTGAGGGCGAATGCGATCTAGAGCGTACCATATGGTGTCAAATCACCGAACAAAACCGCAGGTCAGACGGCATGTCACGATACGTAGATCATCGCCTTCTTGCCAGGTTTGATCATAACCAATGTCATTCAATGATTAACCGCCTTTCAACAGCTGCTGCCATGCCATTTGTACCTGGGAATAAATCAACCATTTCATCGCCTGGTTTATAATTTAACAAATCCAATATCCAATCGTTAAATTTATCAGGTTTAGAACCTCGCAAGCCCTTGCGTTGCGCCCTAGCACAATTTAGATAATCTCTTGTCATTGGACGTCTATTTTTTTCTTGTCTACCACCATACAGAATTACAGGTTCCCAAGCGTACTGCACAGTAACGTTATACCATATTTGGTGAATTGTTTTAGTCCACGCACATACTCTGGCTTCTTTCGGTATTATTGAACAATAAAATGGCAAAGTTGGTGCGTGTAAACTAACAGCCCACCCATCTGGAAATTCATCCATAAGTCGTGCAATTAATTCGACGTGTTTTTCTTTCTTGTCATATTCAGCCGCTTCTGGGTGCAAATCACCATAAAAGCGTTTTGCTAATCCTAAGTACGGCGGATCTGCGTATGCAAATTTCATTTTTTACCACCCCATCCATTCCCTTTGAATATTAAGCCAGGTGCTGAATACAGCCTAGTCATTAATGTATGACATTTAGGACAATCCATAGTTGGCACATCCTCAGTAAATGATCTAAATGTAGAGCCAAAGGTGCCGCACTCATTACAGCTGAACTCGTACGTAGGCATTACTTTGCTCCAATCAACTGACAAGTGTGGCAGACCACGGATTCGAACTTCCAACCACCACACTTATCACATCTGCATATGTCCGAGTCTGGTATATGCAAAGCTTCAACTATATTCTTGATTCCCACGCAACCGCAGCTAGTGCATTGGTATAATCTGAAACCTTCTGGCAAATCCTCAGAGTCAAGCCATAAGAACTCAGTATTACGCTTACATCCGTTGCACTTAAACTGCGTGTAATTAGTCACGATTAATCAGCTCATGACATCTAAAGCATGTGCCATCTCTAAAGACCCGATCATCTTCACAGACTTCACACTTAATTACTGTTGGCTCTAGGTGTACTCCATTATCATCCATTACGACCTGTACACCTTTACCATTAATAAACGCTATGTAGCCCATAGTCACTCCTTATCCTTTGGAAAGTACCAAGCGCCTGTACTGGTTTGTTTAGCCCAGATAGCATGTTCTTTGATGTTATCTAAACAGATATAACCATAAAACGGCTTCTTGGTTGTCTTACTTAAACCCTTTTTTAATGCCATACCTTTAGCACAGCCACACATAGGTGGTGGATTAGGCGCTTCTGGCACAGCTGTAGTCCAATCGGTTTCGCCCCATTGCACTGGATCTTCTAGTTTGTTTTCTACTGTAAATGATTGTCCAGTGTTTGCAACTCTTTCCATTTCAACTCGACTAGGTCTTGCACCTTTTTTCGAATAGATGTAGTTAGCCAGAGCACGCCCGATTGCAGAAGATTCTGCCAACTCACAAGCAAACTTATTAAAGCTCGAACCAGTACGGATCTCCGATGCCCAACCAGTAGCAACTGGAATCGCATCAGCCGTAGTTCTGTATAACCTAGCAACAAACACAAACTCATCTGGATTTGCACCTGGCCTATTAATAAGTTCTGTTTGTATAGATCCGTCTTCATTGTCTTTCCACCACTTCTCTAGTCTTTCTTCAACTGTTTCATAATTGCTTAAATCAAACGCCATTATTCCCACGCTCCATTAACTTCTTCATCGAGCATTGCTTCTGTAATTGTCTTGGCAATAGACACATATCCGATTGCATCGACATAATTATCCATGAGCTGTGGCATTTCAGCTTGCCTACTGATTTTGACCAAGACCATACAAATAGCAACCTCATTTGGTTGTATTGGATAACCCAAATAAGCCGACCACAATTCGGCAATTCTTTTGTGTTGAGTAATAGGGTGGCCATAAGCTTTTCCACGCCCGTGCAAAATATCAATAACTTGTTCAAATAACTTCTCAGTGTTTGTCATAATCAAATACTGCCCTAGATCTTAGTTTCTCGATCTTCTGATTATGCTCGATAGATGCTTTCCAGCCAGCTGATCTACCAACCCAGTAGCCACGATCAAACGCTCTACTTTGTATCTTCCAATAAGCCAGTACCAATACTGCTAGACCTAACATGATCCAGAAAAATATCAGACCATCCTGTCTAGCTTCTAGCCATATGTTATTCATTTGTAGCCCTACCTTCTATGCACACGATTTGTGGCATGTCAATAGTGTGACACTTGTGTATGACTTTGTGGATGATTTCGGGCTATATTTTGATAACGATTTGATAACGTTATTTGTAGAGTTTGCCCTCAAATATGAAGCTGCCATCTGCATTGATAGGTATCGTTATTACCTGAACCTTACGCTCATGCACGTATGCCACAGCGAAGCCTTGTTGCCAGTTAGCATAACCCCTTGTATACGCCATGCCTGAACTGCTTAAATCAACGAGATTTCCGACTTCTACTCCCCATACAGTACGCCCTAATTGGCCTCTGGAAGCCTCTGTAAAGGCCGATACCCCTAGTCTATGGGTGTGACCACAGACAACGCTCTTACCAAGCCTTCTAGCCCCGTTTAAGGCCGTTTGTCCAGGCACTTGGCTAATAGGGAAAGCATCTCCATGAACTGCTGTCCAGCCTGGCGCCCAATCGAGCCCAAAGGGGCTGAACTTGATGCCGAGCTTGTCATATCCCATAAAACGCTCATACTGCATTTCTGGTAAGTTGAGGAATGATGGTAGTCGCTTTTTAATTGATCGGTAAAGTCTGATTCCATGGTTACTTCCTAGTACATCTGTTACGCCTAAGTATGTTAGGACTTCTTGTGTTTGTTTTCTATCGTCGTTTATATTGCCGACCATCTCATCTATTGTGCCAGCATTAAAACCACCTAGTTGTGGTAAATCAATCTCATCACCAATGCATATAGTCCTATGCGGATTCCACTTGGCTAAAAAGCGGCCTACTGATTTGACAGATTTTTCATTAAAAAAAGGAACTTGCAGATCTGAAACGAACGCAATTTTTTTAATCGTCTTCCTCGTAATCGTCTAGGGGATCTCTTATTGGATCTGTAGTATCAACTATCCAATCTGGATAACTTGTACGATCCATAGCAAAGGCCAAAGCCGTAGATTCATCCATACCATTTTTACGGCAAGCCTTATATACCTCATTGGCTGCAATAGCCCAGTAATCTAACTTAGTTAAGACAGGCTCTTTAGTAGTCCTGCGCTTACGCACCATCTTCTTTGGTTTGCGTTTAGTAGCCATGTTGAAATTATGACTTACTTATGATAATGAACAGTTCATCGACACGCTGTTCTAGCCGACTACTTCTTTCGTCAATCCTGTCAATGGCATCTTTTATCGAACTGCCACTATTCGGGCGAAGTTCGTTTAGCCAGCCTTTAACTAAGAAGCGAAGCCCTATGAGACCGCCTGATAGCACGGCGATAACGCCAGCGCCAAAGCCAGCCCAATCTCCCGCTGTCATTTCGCATCTGCACCGATGCCATAAGCATTATCGGATTTATCTAGAGCCCTAGCTGCTGGACCAGCAAGTGCTGCAACTACTACAGACAGTGCTGGATCTAAACCTAATTCATTACTGGCTAAAAATGTTAAGAAAGATACTAATACCCCACGTGCGTAGGACTTTAGTATTGCTTTTTGCTTCTTGGTTATTTTCATATCTTGCCCCCTAGTAGTGGTATATCGAACGGCTTAGAATCTTTATCGCCTAACTTTGTAAAGCTAATGTGTATGTGCTTCTTATGTGGGTTGATACCCCGGTATCTGCGCCACTTAAATCCCATAATCCTTGAAGCAATAAAGCCATTATGGATTACGTAAGATATGCGCTTATCGGTTTTAGCACAGACTCTGATCTGGTCAGCCAGATATATCGAGAGCTGCTCGGATGTATCCAAACGACTATCAATATCAATGGCTCGGACGATCCCAGATTCGTCTGGATTATGATCCGATCT